GTGCCGCCGTTTGCTGAAACAGACGATGCTCTTGCTCCGCCGCCTCCACCAGTGATTGATCCGAATGTTGTATCTGCCCCGGCTGATGCTCCGCCGCCCGACAAACCCGCAGCAGACGGCGGTAAAAAAAAAGCCCTGAAAGCGGTATTGACAAGCACCGACGGCGACCGACGCGAACATTTCTGGCGCACAATCAGCGCCAAAGCAGCAGATTCATCGAATGATCTCGCGGCAATACTTTCGGCGGAATTTGGCGAAGTGGAAAAGGAAGTGCTGAAGAGCATTGCGGGAATGAAACGCCGCGATATAACGCTAACCAAAGAACTTGACACAACGATTGATTTGTTTGATATAGAAGCGGCGAAAATTACCACTGCCGAAGCCGCGACAGATATACTGCTAAAACTCATCGGCAATATGGCGCGTTCCGCCGCCGATGAAATCAGCGAAGATTGGGACGCTATTGAAAGCGATTTTGACGAAGCGTTATCGGAGTCGCTGAATGATTCTTTGGATAAAATAAGCGTCGGCTATGATACGATGGACGCTGAGTTAAAGGAAGTGATTAGCAAAGTAGCGAAAGACAACCCTGAGGCGGACGCGGCTAAACTGAAAAAACTATTTGCCGACGCAGCAACGGCAAAGTTCAAAACGCTGAAAGAAAGCCGCGCAAACACCATTGCGGTAACGACGACGACTTACGCAACAAATTCAGCGCAAACAACGGTATGGAGCCGCAAGGGATGGGATTTGACGTGGCTATCACAACGCGACGGCAAAGTGCGCGATTCACATTCCGCCGCCGACGGCACAAAGCGCGGCGAAGACGGGAAATTCAGCGTAGGGAGCGATACGATGATGTTTCCGTGCGCGGGAAGTGTTGCCGAGGAAAACGTAAATTGTCGCTGCCTAACATTCCCGCAAAAGGCATAACAGCAACATAAATACGGCGGTGCAATTCCGCTAATGTCAAAGAGTTTAACTCAAAGGCAATACTCGCATAACGCGGGGATTGCCTTTTTTATTTGCACTATGGAAAAATACTACAAATCCCTGCACACCAAGGCCGCCGACAAGGGCGAAGGCACAGCCGATATTATCGTTGCCGTGTTCAACAACGTAGATAGCGGCAATGACCGCATTATGCCCGGCGCGTTCAAAAAGTCTCTTGCTGTAAAATTGCCCAAAGGGGTAATGTCGCACAATTGGGAAATGCCTATAGCGCGGACGCTATCAGCAGAGGAACTTTTACCCGGTGACCATCGCCTACCTGACAGCATAAAAGCCCTTGGCGGCCTGCTTGTATCGGCGGAATTCAACCTTGATACACAAGCGGGAGCGGAGGCATACAGCAACGTCCGCAAGGGCATCATAGATGAATTCAGCATAGGATTTTCAATCCCCAACGGCGGCTTCCGATACGTAAAAGGCGTGCGGGAAATAACGGAAATCGAACTTTACGAATGGTCGCCCGTGCTTGTCGGCATGAACCGCATGACGGCGCTTATCGGGGTAAAGGGGGCGCTGTTGGGCGATACCGCGCCGGAGGTTGCCATGAACGCCGCAATGACGGTTATGGATAGATTATTCTGGGGGTTGTTCGACAGAATTTATGGCTACGCAAAGCAAGGTACGGGCGATTTGCCGGAGTTATTAGCGGAATTCAGCGCGGAAGTACGGCAATATGTAGAAAGCATTTTAGCCATTAGCAACCCCGCCGAAAAAGCGGCGCGGATAGCGGAATTCAAAGGGTTTTTAGGATTAGGGATTATCCATGTCAGCATGATAACATCAGCAGCCGGAACAAACTTATCGCGCCCCTCTTTGTCCTTTATGTTATACCCTGTTATGGTTGCGTTTTCGAGTATCGGCGTGGCATCCTGAAACACCTCAAATCCGGCTACTTTTTGCAGTCCGTCGCGCAAAATGTGGATGTATGACGTTCCGCTCATGCACAGTTTGACGAGTGCGCCTTGCAGGGCTTTCGAGAGCGGCAAACCGTTGTCCGTCTTGGCAAGAGCGGCGTTCAGCGGGTGTTCCGGCACGGCTTCGTCGGTTTCTACGTTATAGACTTTAAGCGGCGCGGCGGACAACCCGCCGGCGAGCTGCTGAATACACGACACAAACACCGAGTTTGACAGCGCGTCGTCCTCAGTTGCGTCTTTGTTGTCGTTTTCGTTGCCCCATGCCATGCCTGTAATGTCCTTCCACGTCATTACTTTGGCTTCTGCGTAAGTAACATTAACGACTTGGGGCGTTAGTCCTAATTTATCCGCTATTTTTTGAACATATTGCCAGCGGCGTCAATCCTATTGTCCCTGCCGCCGTCAAGCCCCGTAAAACTTTCCGCTTCGTCAAGCCAATCTTCTACCCATGCCGCCGATTCGGGAAATTTGACGGGGTCTGGCAGTAGAATTTTGCCTGAGTTGTACGCTGCGCCAAATGCCTGCGTTTCGGCGAATTTGTCAAACTTGCGAACAATAGGCAGCACCTGTACTCCGGCGGAGCGTATCATGTCGAACGCCGCTTTCTGCGGCCCGTTAGATTCAACCGAAAACGTACACCTGTATCTATCGCGTAACCGCCGCACAATGTTCAGTGTATCAGTAATTTCCTTTTGCCACGTTTCGCAGTGGATGAAATAGATTTTGTCGTCATGCACCCGCGCTATGACAGCAGCCGATTCGTCGGCACGGGTAGCGGCTGTATATGCTAAGTCAAGGCCGCCTACTAATCGTGAATCCGTCGGTAATTCTGTGTAGTACGTCGGCTGCCCTAAGTACCGCCCTTCGCGTGGGCGTGGGTGCTGCTGAAACAGCGCCGCAAAATCATATTCGCCTATTGCCCGTCGTGTTTGCTGTAGTGTAGTGGCGGAAAATAGTCCGCTCAGTGCTTCATTCGGCTGCCGCCCTAACGGGTCGTTTTCCTCGGCAAGCGCCGGAAGATTTACTACCGTCCATTCATCGCCGCCGTTTTTACTTTCCTTTATCAGTCGTCCCGCCAAATCGTCGTCGTGCCAGCGCGTCATTATCAGGATTATTGCTCCGCCCTCGTGGATACGAACCCTTAGTGACGATGTATACCAGTTCCACACCTTTTTGCGGTACGTGGCGCTTTCGGCTTCCTCGCGGTTTTTAACGGGGGCGTCTATTATCAGCAATTCTACCGGCCGCCCTGTTGCGCCCGTCCCTACGCCTAATGCCCGTATCCCACCGCCTTTTGTTGTCTGCCAAAAATGCTTCTTTGAGTTATCAGCCGAGAGCGGCATAATTTTCGACGCTATCTGTCGCGCTTCATCCGAAAAATCCGTTGCAAAATCATGGCTGTACGCCGCTATCATTACCCGAAGTTTTGGGTTTTTCAGCAACCTGTACACCGGATAGCGCACGGTCGTCATGGCGCTTTTGCCGTGTTGCGGCGGTACGCTGATAATGAGCCGCGTTAGTTTGCCGTCTGTGATGTCTTGTAAATGTTTGCGGATATATTGCAAATACGGCCAGTCCCATGTATAGTCGGGCGTTACGGATTGCAGGAACGCCCCGAAGTCCTTTGCACGGGCGCGGCGACGTATTTCGAGTTCTATGTCTATGAGCTGTGCCGTTATCATTCATTGCGCTTGCCCGAAAGTTTCTTTTTCATTGCGAAAAGTTCTTCATCCGATACGCCGTCTATGTCTGATGTCTTGTCTGTAAAATCTATCGTTTCGCGTGGCTTACCTTCTAATCTATCAACGAGTTTCAGCCCTAATGCACTATCCGAAAGCGAATCCTTCATAATATTGAACGCTATGAGCCATTTTATGGACTGCTGGGATTTCTTAGAGTTCTTGCAATCTATCGTCATTGATAGGTGTTTTGTTTCCGGTTTCCCGCTTTTGTTCAGCGTTGTAATTTCAAACACCGCCGACGCGCTTATCGCGTTCCCAATCTCTTCGAGCATCTGCGTAATAGTCCCTTTGGGCTGCCCATTCGGGTTGCCGCTTTGCCCTTTTACCCATTTCCGCGCTTTGCCTTGCAAGTGTTTTGGCATTGGCATAATCTTAGCCCTTGATTAGTCATTTAGCATTTGAGCGGCATTACTGTACCGCAATTCCATTTCTTTTTATCTCTATTTCGGGCGCAAGTTTTTTCATTCTATCGATAATGACTTGGCAGTATTTCGGTTCTAATTCCATTCCGTAGCACTTGCGTTTAAGTTGGTGAGATGCTACCATTGTTGAACCTGAACCAAGAAATAAATCTAAAACTAAATCTTTGGCTTTACTTGAATTATTTACAGCAATAGAAACAAGCTCTATTGGTTTCATTGTTGGGTGTTCGCCATTCTTTTTTGGTTTATCACACTCCCATACAGTTGTTTGTTTTCTGTCACCATTCCATTGGTGTGATGCACCTTCTTTCCAACCATAAAGTATTGGCTCGTGCTTCCAATGATAGTCACTTCTACCCATAACGAGTGCGTTTTTGTTCCAAATTATTGTGCTTCTTAATTTGAAACCTACATCTTTAAAAGCTTTTCTAAAATTAAGACCTTCCAAATCAGCGTGAGCAATATAAATAGCACCTCCGCTTTTTAGGTTTATTTCATAATTTAAAAACGCATCATATAAAAACTGATAGAAGTCATCGTCTGACTTGTTGTCATTTTCAATTTTTAATCCATTACTACCCTCATAGTTCACATTATAAGGCGGGTCAGTAAATACCATATCCGCTTTCTCACCATTCATCAACTTTGCGACTTGGTCGGAATCCGTAGAATCCCCACACAGCAATCTATGCTCTCCAATCTCGTATAAATCTCCTAAAACAGTAATCGGTTCTTTTGGT